GGGATTGAGCCCCCGTAGGTTCCGCTGAAGTCGTGCGAGTACGTGCTGTTGCTGGAAGGCCGTAGCACCGCGCCGGGCTGCACGTCGATCAAAGTGTGCCCTGCATAGTAAGGTGCCACGCCTAGCAGATTTGGATCGCGAAATGCGGCCAGTGCGTCCAGCGGGTTAATGCCTGTCAGCTCCTGCCACCGCTTGCCGGTCTGCATCTTATCTAAAAATTCTTTGCGGAAATTTGGATTCTCTCTGATGTACTGGTCGACCGCGGGGTCGTCGAAGTTGGGGGCGTCGGCAAACGGCTTCTTACCCTTGACCGTCGTGCTACGCAGGCTGTCGGAAAGGTCTTGGAAGTCTTTTGGCGTTGCGTTCGCGTTGAAGTAACTACGGTAAAGCTCGGTTACCGGCATTGCAAAGTTGACCGAGGTGTCACCCATCGTAAAGGGCGAGGCAACCACTTCGCCGGTGCCGCCTCTGGCTGCGCCCTCACGCGACGCTATATCAAATCGCTTCTGCACGCGCTTAGCAATGTCCTCGTTGGATGCGCCCCCGATCCGTTGCTTCATGTGTTCCAAGTCGCGTACATAAGCTTGGCCGCCGTGGCTGATCACTTCGTCAGGCACCTTCAAGCCCGACACTTCCATGATCTGCTGGTTGCGGTGCATCACGTCCCACGGGTTGACGTTGAGCATCGCGCCCAGCTTGGTCTCAAGGCTGACGGGCTGCACGGGTGCAAGGCCGCCTAAGTCCTTGGTCTTAAAATCCGGTACGTGCGATGGCGCCCCGGTCACCACCTTCTTGGCTACTTTGCGCGCGCCACCGCCGGCCATGTGCGCGATGCCGCCCGCGGCCATCTTCTGCGACTGGCTCATCAGCGCGTACTTGGCAAGATCAAGGTCAAGCATTCGCGCGGCCTGCGGATCAGTGACCGTGTTCTTGATGGCCTCCTCGGCCACCGAGTCAACCATGCCGCCCGCGGCGTACTTAAAGTCCTCCTTCTTGCCGTACACGGGGTTCTTCACCAGCACGAGCGGGCCGATCTGCAACGCCTCGTCGGCACTTGTGACAGGCTGCATGGTCGCACGGTCGTAGAAGTACGAGTGCCGCTCGGGATCCATGCCCACCTGACGCCACTCGGGGCTCTTCAGGTACTCCTTTGCGCGCTCGATGGCTTCCTGCTCGCTGATCTTGTTCCAGTCGCCCTTGATCGTTGCGATCGTGCCCTTGGGCTTGCCGCTCGCGATGGCCAACGCGGCCTTCTCGGACATGCCAAACTGCGGGTTAAGCACGCTTGCCACGCTCTCGTGCCCGATGCTCTTGCCAGCCCCAAAGCCGGGTTCCTGCTCGTGCACGGTGGGCACCCAGACGCCGTGGTTGCTGTACGACGGGATGTCAAGGCGCAGTCCAACCGGGTGGCCTTGCTCCAGCGTCTGCGATGGCAGGCCGTAGCGCTCGCGCTTATCGGCCGTAAGTGCGCCGGTGGCCTCCTCGCGCGTGGCGGGTGTAGGCACTGTGACGTAGGGCATGACGGGCTTGTACTCGTTGACCAGCGCGTCGTACTCGGATGCCGAGAGCTCGCCACCGATGAGCTTGTTGGCCGCATCTTGCAGCTCAGGCGTGCGCTGAGTCACGTCCTTGTAGTTCATGTCAATGCGGCTGGTGGCGGCCTTGGCAGCCTTCTTGACTAAGCTGCCGCCGGCCATGTGCACGGCACCGCCTTTGTTGTAGTCGCGCATCGCTCGCACCAAGTCCGCATGTGTGGTTTGCGTGTTGCCGATCTTGTCCCAGACGGCGTGGTGGCCGAGGTGCTGGTAGAAGGGGTTGAGGCTTGGGTCGAGCTTAAGCCCCAGCGCCTCTTGGCGTGCGGTCAAGCGATCGACGAGCTCGCGCCCGCCTGTGCCGCCCCCGCGGTTTTGGATCGAGCCCAGTCCGACTGGGGGCGTGGTGCCGTGCAAGTTGAGCTGGCGCGCGTCCAACGTGGGCACGTCGCCCCGGCCGAGCAGCGAGCCAACGAAACCCGACTTGGCAGCCGCGATGCCGCGCAGTTCGTCGGTGTAGTTGCGCCAGTCGCTGAGCGGTCCGGTCACGCGAGCGTTGAGGTCGGTGGCCATGCCGGGTAAGTTCTGCACCGCCCACTCCATCTTGGCCACCTGATCGTTCTGCTTGCCAAAGGGCGCGAACGCCGCTTGGATTTCTTTGAGCGCCTTGGAATCGAGCTCGCCGCGCTCGGCCATGTCGAGGTAGCGCTGGCCTAGGGGTGAGCCCAGCCACTCAGCAAACGCACCCTCTGGGCGCACTTCGCCGCCGGTGTTGGGCAGCTTCAGGCCAGCCTTGGTCGCCGTTGCGTGCGACAGGCCGCCGCGCCCGATCGATGACTGGGTGATGGTGTAGGCCTTGATGAGGTCGCGGGCGTTAAGGTCGCCGGCCTCTGCGCGCTTGAGCTGGTCGGCCATGAAGCCGCCGTAGCCGCCTTGAATGTAGTCGGGTACTTCCTTGAGCTTGAGCTCCTTGTCGACGTCAGCAAGCGCCCGCCACTTCCAGTCTTCCACCTTCGTGGTAATGGGATCGATAAAACCCTTGACTGCTCGTTTAATACGGCTCATGGTTTACCTATGCTGCATAGGGGTTGTCGCGCTTGGGGCGGTCGTCGTCGGCGTAGTATAGGTCAGGGTCTGCGACCGGGTCAATGTTTACGAAGCCCATGTCGCGCAGCACCCTGAGCGCCTGACTGAGCGCGTCGACGTAGTCGTCGTGCTTGCTGTCCGGGAAGCTGCAGACTTGGCTTAGGAACGCGTCGCACCAGTCACGCGCGCAGCCCGGGTTGATCGTCGACTCGGGCAGGTACACGCGGCCCCGGGCGATCAGCGGGCTCACGATGTTTAGCCGCATGGTCTTGTCGGCGTTGCCCGGGTTGTAGCTGCGCACCGGCAGCCCGGCGCGCTGTAAGTCCTGCAGCAGCACGATGCCGGCCGACTTGTCCTCGATCAGGATCAGGTCGACCTTTTTGCCGTTGCCGAACTCGTTCTCGTCGCCGTAGATCTCCTCGCTCTCCGAGATCACCTTGGGGCGCAGCTCGGGGTACTGGATGCGCTCGCTCCAGCAGTCGATCAACATGACGCTCATGCCCTTGTCCTCGCTCGGCTTAAACACGCCAAGCACGACACACGCCGTGGGGTCGGCCGCCGTGCGGGTGCTGGTCGCGCAGTCGTATGACTGCACCACGTACTCGAACTGGGGCAGGGGCTTCTCAGCACCCCAGAGCTTGAACCACGCGCGCTTGACGATGCCGGTGTCCTCGCTCGAGAGGATCGAGGCGTGGATCTCTTGGTCGCCCAGACGCGTGCCCTCGTACTGCAGGATCTGGTCGCGAAAGCTGGGCGCGAGGTTGTCGAGGTTGGCGTAGGTCGACGCGGTGGTCAGGTACACGTCCTCGCCGTCGCGGTCGGCCAGCGAGATGATTAAGTCCTTGGGACGCGGCGTGGTGGACGCGATGATGGTCGTGCGCTTGCCCAGCCGCACACCGAACTGGATCTGATCCCACGCGTCGTCGAGGTACTCCCACGCAGCCAGCTCATCGAGCCACGCGCCGTGAAACTGCGGGCCGCGGAACCGCTCGGGCTCGGATGCGGGTATACCCTTGATCAGGCTGCCGTTGGTTAAAACGATCTCAGAGAGGCTCTTGTTGTAGTCGGCCAGTAAGACCTTGGGCATCACGTTTAAAATGCCGCTATCGCCCTCAAAGCAGGTCGCACGCACGTCACCCGACGTGGGGGCGGATACCAGCCAGCGCGTGTTAGGTTGGGTCCACGCCCACCACCAGACCTGCTCGGCCGCGGTGCGCGTCTTGCCCGCTCCTCGCCCGGCAAGTAGTAGCCAGATCGACCACCAGTCGCCGGCCGGCAGGATCTGGTGCGCGTGGGCCTTCTTAAGCCACGCGACGCGGGCCTCAAAGGCCGCGCGGTGTTCGGGTGGGTATGCGGCGTACTCGCGCTGAAACGCGGGATCGAGCAGCCTCTTGGCCAGACTACTTGCCATCTTGGCGCTCGGTCTGCAGGCCGTCGGCCAGCGAGATGAGCGTCTCTGGGGTGAAGGCCAACGTGAGCGGGTTCTCGGCCTCGCCGACCAGCACTTGGCGATCGCCGTAGCGCTTGGGGCACCAGCTCTTGAGCAGGCGCAGCCTGAGCTCGACGCGGTTCTTTTGCCACTGCACGTACGCGCTGTCACGCCGACCGCCCCCTTCGCCGGTGATGCGCTCGGGCTCCTCGTCGATGATTCTGATGGTGTCTTCGGCCAAAACGTCGAACCCTGCGTCTCTCGCGCGCGCGTACATTTCTCCGAACTCGGGCAGGTCGGTAATCCAGTGCTGCACGGTAGAGCGCTTTGGCATCCCCGGCGACTGCAAAATACTCACCAGCGTCTCACCCATCGACAAGCGCTCACAGATGTGAGCCGCGAGCTCTTGCGTGTACAAACTCCCCGATCCCTTAGGCCTTCCCATAGCAAACCTCCTGTTATTCTCGCGATTTTATACCACTGTTGTATTTTTGCATTAGGGTTTCCGATAATAAAATAAATGTTTACATTGTCAACAAATGGGCTCATACTGGAGGCTCAGTAACCAACACGACAAACACGGAAGACACCATGACCTACGAAAAAGCCCTTAAAGATTTTGACAAAATTTCACACGTGACTTACTTCGAGCCAACCGAGCACAAAGAAATTCAGGACCTTTGCTACCTTTGCTTACACGAGCTTGATCTTGTTGCTGAGGGTGAGTTTTGGCACCCCATTGCGTTGCGTAGAAAATTACTGGCTTTCTGCAAAAAATGGGGCTACTACGCCGAGGAAGCACAACGAGAATTTGATATTGGTAAAAATGCACGTAAGTGCGATGCGTATTCAGACTAATCACCCCGGGCCCTTCGGGGCTCACCACACACGGAGTCACACCATGAACATCAAAATGTCAGCACCAACAGCCTTTCGCTCACAGAGCCCACTGGACAACGCAATGATCGCGCGCTACGCGCCTTCTGTGTTCGCTCAGGAAGCCCACGACAGCCGCGGTGAGCGCTACGCCTTCATCCCAACCAGCGACGTGCTCGACGGCCTGCGCGCTGAGGGCTTTGAGCCCTACGAGGTTCGCCAGACCCGCGTGCGTGACCTCAACAAGCGCGAACACACCAAGCACCTGCTGCGCCTGCGTCACCCCACGGCGCTCAAGAACGACGAAGGCCACGGCGAGATCATCCTGCTGAACTCGCACGACGGCACGAGCTCGTTCCAGCTCATGTCGGGCTTCTTTCGGATGGTGTGCGCCAACGGCATCATCGCCGGCGACGTGGCCGCGGACTGCCGCGTGCGTCACACCGGCCGCGTGGTTGACGACGTGGTGGATGCGTCCTACCGCGTGATTGACGAGCTCAACAGTGTTGGCGCGCGTATCGAGAACTACAAGGCCGTCGCGATGGATCGCCCCCACCAAGAGCTCTT